ACCCTCCAGTTGTTAAGGATGTTCGTCGGGCGTTCCCATTTGCCGCTCTCATCGTGGACGAGGAGTTTGAGTTTCTCACCGTCATACGAGTTGTCGCCCGTGTTTTTCCAGTCGATCGTGGTGTCGAGCCCGTCGAGTTCACGTAGCGTCTCGTTATTCTCGAGTTTCTTACGCGTATATTTCGTCGCGGGGACGCGATACGCGAGTTCTGTCTTTGGCCTGTCCATACCGTCCTGTATCGGCTTGAAAAAGAAGGGGTAATTAACCGATATCGGTACCACCTTGTCTGTAAACATCTTCTTCGCATCAGGTCCAGATTTAGATAATATTCCAAACCTAGAGTCGCTTGATATGGTTGCCATATTAACGCACTCCCCGGACGCCATAAATGAGAATCCAGATCGTCTATTCTTAAGGTAGCACATCCCATATGACCTGTGATCGGCCTTGCAAGCTTCCCAGAATATGTAGAATAATCTGTTTGATTCCCTAAAATCTGGTTGCCCAACATCAATCTTGGACCACTGCAAGTACATATAGTGAGTACCAGTAATGTAAGTAGCCACATTCTTATTATAGAACCAAAAGCCTTCTTCCCTGCGGACGAACTCATTATCGATGTAATCATACCATTTTTCTTTAAAGTCTAACGGATATTCTTCCCAATCAAATACAGACTTTATTTTTTTTAATACTTTAGGGTATTCCGTGTACTCCCATTTATTAGTTTCAAACTTATGTATTTTTTTAGCTTTAGGTAAAGCTATTTTTAAGTTTTGTATTTCGTATATATCACCTATTATACCGTCTCTACTTATTACGATAAGATCATACTCTTTGTTATAACCGTAATCCCATTTCTTATAACGGTTCATACGTTTTAAAACCTTAGGCTTTATATGATCTTTTAATACTTTATATAATGTTTGTTCGTACATTACTTCTTAGATCTACCTTCAGCAAAACCTTTAAAAGTTCTTTCTTCTTTAACTTCTTTTGGTTTATCGTTTAATAAGTTCTCTTCTTCTTCAATGCGACTAAGTATTTCAAAGGCATCGAATATAGCAAGCTTTTTAGTAGCCGCGGCGTTTTTGAGTCTGTCAGCTGATATGTCGTCATCTGAATCAACAATGGCTTCTTTAGCTACCTTGATTAACTCTTCAACTGCTCGCTGCCCAGCTTGGATTATATTCTTCTTCGTTTCCTTGGTATTCATACTTAATTACAATATCATTAGATTTCATACAATAAAGTCGTTTATTTTCGACTAAAAACTCCCATTCACTGTTAGGAGTAAACCCTACAAGATCTCCTGGGTTTATATTAAGCGCTTCTAAGGACTTATTACTATATTTAAGTATACCAATAAGGCTAGCCTCTTTATCTAGCGTTAGATCTTGTTTGCTTTTTATAGGTGTTACAAAGCATCTATTGTTTATAGTTTTCCAAGTGTTTTTATTTTTATATAAATATATTTGGTCAACTGCGCAGAAATAGTAATCATCTTTAAAATAAGATCTGCTTTTTTTCTTTTCACCTTTCATATCATAAAACGTTCTAAACACGTTTTGATGTATGATTATTATAGCACCTTTCTTTATAGGTGTTGAAAAGGCGGCTGGGGTTTCTACAACCCTAGCCAACCTATTTACAAACTTCCAGTTTTCAATTTTAGTATTTAATACTAATTTTTTATCACCTACGTTAACAGTATTGCTGTATTTATCGCCAACTGGTTCGACGATAAAATCGTATAGACTCTTCATTAATACTCTAAATCATACTCAACGGATATAGCCATGTTAGAATTAAATTTTTTCCATGGCAATACCTCGTTGTTTTTCTTTATGTGTATATTATAAGAACTATCAGAGTCATTAAATAAAATATAAGCTATTTCGTGACCACCATATACTTGTTGGCCAACAGAATAATGCATAGCTTCATTTTTATAATCAGAACCAATACTGATTTTTCTTATAACTGAATCCATTACTTAACTACTTCAAGAGCATCTTCTTCTTCTTTGATCTCAGTGTATTCCCCTGTTTTCAAATCAATAGATATCTTGCCGTACTCTTCTTCTATTTTTTGCTTTTCTTTTTCTAAACCTTCGTTGACTTCAGCTACCTTATGTAGTAAAGCGTGCTTTTGCGTTTCTAAAACTCCAATATTATTTAATATTGCCGTTAATTCGTCTTGGTACTTAACAATTGTTTCTAATTGTTTTTCTTTAATTTTTGCCATTTGATTTAATTTAAGTTAATTGTTTTATAATTATATAGTTACTCATGTTTTAGTAAATCTACTATTCAGGTAGATCTTCATATCCATCTGCATAATCAGCAGGTAAATACGATTCCATACCACTTACTTGCTCAGCGCTACATTCGTCTTTGTAAAAGTCGTTTGCTAATAACCAAAGAAAGTGATCTTTAAGACATTGCAGCTTTTCTTCTGTAGTTTCAGAATCTGCAGCTTCTGCTAATTGACCATCAACTTGACTTACAATAACTTCCTTGTGACTGTCTGGTGTGTTTTCTGATGTAATTACGTTTTTGTACATTTTTATTTATTTTGTGATTTTAAAATTTCTACTTCTTCTTTTAATTCTTGTATTGCTTTTACTAATATCGGTACAAGTTTTCCGTAGCTTAATTCAAGCTTGTCAGGGTTTTCGTCATAAACAAGTCTTAATGTGTCATTGTCTAACTCCTTAACCTCTTGCGCTATAAATCCAAAGTCTTTTTTGCCTTTATTGGCTGAATAAAATTTAACCTCTTCAACGCTGTCATCTTCATTTACTTTTATATTTGTTTCTTGTCTATTATCCCAAACAAACTGTCTTGGTTGTAAAGCGTCAATAAAAGCTAAGCCATAACTTAAATCTTCTATTTCTGTTTTATCTCTTTCATCAGACAATGATGTTATAGATGTGACCGCACAACGTAAAGATGTTATATTTGAATCTCCTAAAGTAATTTCATTTGAAACAGTTGCACTTGACGGAGTTGAACCACTACCAATAGCAATATTATTACCTCCAGTTGTCGCCGTATCCCCAGCATTACTACCTATGTAAACATTACCTGTACCAGTAGTTAAATCAGAACCAGCTGTTCTTCCAATAGCAACATTACTTGATGAACCCATACCTAAACTGAATCCCATAGCTCTCCATCCAACAGCAACATTTCCAGTACAAGAAACTGGATTTGAACTTGCGCCTAAAGCTCTTCCACCAATGACTACGTTTGTACTTCCAGTACCAGTCATCGTACTACCGGCTTCATTTCCTATATAAACGCTTTCTATACTAAAAGAAGTATTAGTAGATTTACCCGCTTGATAACCTATAAAAACACCTTTATCTCCAGTTGTCATTGCTGCACCAGCTTCAAAACCTATCATTACTTGCTTATCGCCACTTGTTAAACCAAGACCAGCGTTTTTACCAATTATAGTATTTTCTGTACCATCTGTTAAAGCCGACCCAGCTTCAGAACCCATTAAAGTATTATCATAACCAGTTGTAGCGGAAAACCCAGCTCGATATCCCACTGCGACATTGTTTGATTTAGAGCCAAAAGCACCACCCAAAGCATCTCTTCCTAACATTACATTATAGCGACTTGTTCCATTAGCATATTGACCAGCATTTTCACCGAGAGCGGTGTTTGAACCAGACTCCCAATATCTTCCAGCAGAATTTCCTACTGCTGTACTACTTCCCTCAACATTAGCTCTATCTGCACCAGCATTATTACCAATAAAAGTATTACCAGTTCCAGTGTTTAATGTTCCAGCTTTCCAACCTATACAAGTTCTAAACGCATTAGTAGTATTGTTTTTTCCAGCTTCATAACCAATATTTGTGTTTTGTTGCCCAGTAGTATTTGAATAACCAGCTTGGTACCCTACTGAAATATGACCATCTGAACTGTTACTTCTACCAGATTCATATCCTATATGAATTGAATTTGAGCCTGTAGCAGTGTATGCCGCAGACATTCCTATCGCAACAGTTTTATCTAGGTTAGCATTCCATATAGACCTATCACCAATAGCAACGTTACTACTACCAGATGTAATCATTCTACCAGCTTGCCAACCAATAGCAGTGTTACCATCGCCACCTTGAATACTATTAAGTGCGTTATATCCTACCGAAGTATTATAGTAAGCAGTTGATGATACACTAGCAGGGACATTGCCAATAAATTGAGATTCTTGTGCTGTAATTAAACAATCACTCAATCCATTTAAGTCTGAAGCACCTCCACCGCCTGCAGCAGCTAATGTTATTTTACCTGTTCCAGAACTAAAAGTTAAAACATCACCATCAGAAGCTCCTGATTGTAAGCCTGGTATTCTAAGTGATGTTATATTTGCATCACCTAAAGTTATTTCGTTAGTTGCCGTAGCTGAACTTGCATCAGCTCCATACCCAATTACAGTTAAATTGCTTCCAGAAGTAATTGAACCTCCAGCTAACCTACCAATAGCGGTATTATTGCCACCAGTTAACACACCACTCAAAGAACCACTACCAACAGCAGTATTATTGGCAGCACCAGTTCCGTTTAACGCTGACATAGAGCCATTACCAACAGCAGTATTGTGTTCACCAGTTCCTTGACCAGTACCAAAACTAAAAAACCCATTACAAGCACGATAACCAACTCCAGTATTATAAGAACCAGAGTTATATCTACCAGATTCATAACCTAAATGAGTTCTACGTAAGCCAGTAGTATTTTGATAACCAGCTTGATAACCTAAATTAGTATTACTTGCTCCAGAAGTTTGTGAGTAACCAGCATTGTAGCCTATTGAAGCATGTCCATCGCTTGAGTTATTTCTAGCAGCAGATCCTCCAATCATTATAGAGGTACTTCCTGAA